GTCCAGCAGATCTGGAGCATGTGGTCCTTCTGCTCGAAGCGGATGCCCGGCTCTTCTTCGTAGGTGCTGGTGGCGCCGTCGGCCAGCGACTTGGCGCCGGCGTACTTCCACAGAGGCTTGAGCGCCTCCTGGATCTGGTCGAAGCTCACGTCCGCACGCAACGGCACATCGCCGTGCACATGGATCTCAAATGGAGCGTTGTAGCGAGGCATCGAATGCTCCCTTGTAAATGTGGTACCCGGAACGGGGGTCGAACCCGTATGCCCCGATTAAGGAAGCGGCGGATTTTAAGTCCGATGTGTCTACCAATTTCACCATCCGGGCGTCAGGTTGAACATCGACGATAACCCAAACAAAACAAGCCCCGGCAACGTGGGTTGGCGGGGCTTGGTGGTCGGGGTCGAATCGAGTTGAACGAGAAGGTGGAGGCGCGACCCGGAGTCGAACCGGGCTAGACGGATTTGCAATCGGAATCAGTCCAATGAAATCAACAGGTTAGCGCGCCGCTACCAAAACCACTCTGCTCGGCCGCCGACCTTGTCCGGGAATCGCCTCTGCGGCAGTGATTATCTCATGCGCTACATAGCTCACTCGCGAGTCCGCAAGTGCTGCCATAGATCCTTGTCTTGAGTGTCTAAATGGGAGGCAAGGAACTTGAGCTCGATCGACGCACGCACGAATTCTGACCGGTACTGCAGACGCGTTGCCTCGCCCAGCAACGGGGCGTTATCGAAGAGCTGCAAGACTTTTTGTTCAAAGTCCTCAAGCCTCCAACCTACCATCTCGCCGCCCATTCGCCCTGGATGCATATACGCGTCTTGACACTCCTTCGCAAACCTGACCTGGTCATCAGAGGAGCGCTGCTGCATCGTGGCACTAAGTTTGTCTGCCTCAGCCTGCTGCAGCTCTAACACTCGCTGTACCAAACTCTGGAAAAGGTCCATCGCCGCCGCACGAGCCCACGGATAGAGCGCAGTTCTAATGTCAGCTTCCGAACTGTCGAGGCGCCTCAAGTTATTTGCGACTCTCCTCGAAAGTGAATAAGCCTCCGCCACGCTAGGCGCGCCGCCCCATCTGCCAACACTGCTTGAGAGCGAGATCAAGGTTCCGCCCGTGAGCTCAGCCAGTTCCTTGAGCTCTTTGATCGCCAGCTCTGCCTTGTCGATAGAAGCATCCAAGCGACGCGTTTTTGCCTCGATACCCCAGCCCTTCAAAAGCTCAAATCGATCAATCGTCGAAGCAAAAAGAAGAATTACCCCGGCGCCAAGGGCGGTCACTGCCAATGAAAGCTCGCCCTTGACGACGTAGTAGACGCCGAATCCCAAGCACACCAACCCGGCCGCCATTAGAGACGCGTCGACCACTGTCAACTGGACACGTCGAACGTTCCTCAGAAAATCTTCGCTGCTCCGCATCGTTCGCCTTCGCGCTCGTGAATAAGGCGAAGCATATCGACTACTTCGAAGCAACATCGTGGAGGGTCACAGGCTCCAGGAAAAGCGCCGCCGCAGCTTGAGGCGACAAACTGCGCAGCCGATCGTCCTTGGCTAAGTCCGCCGCCAGCTCCTCGAGCTGCTCAGGATCGACCGTGCGCCAATGCAGTTTGAGCCGCTTGGCACAGTAGTAGATCCACATGTCGGTCGGGATCTCGTGCTGTTCCATGGCTGGATACTACTGTATATTTAAACAGTGTCAACATTGATCGTCCACGAGGTGTTCCGGACCCGCTTCGAAGGCGGGAAACTCCAATCAGTGGAGGCGGTCAAGCACACCCGCAGGGTTGGCGAGCTCACGTACATGGAGCGCATCTACGACCCACGGCCAGGGCGCAGCATCTTCCTTGCGACGCTGCTGCAGCCAGATGGCGAGACGTATGTAATCCCGCCCCTCGACCGGGCACGGCTGCGAAGGATCAAGGGCGGCATCCTGATCTCAGGCATGGAGGTGCACGCCCGTGGCATGGGCTCGAAGAACATCAAGTCCGACGACTACCCGCAGACCTGGTTCTGCCGGCCGGTGGTCGTCCCTCGAGGCGGCTTTGACGATGACGAGGACCGCTACACCAGCCCGGCCGAATCGCGGCGGCTGGCGCGCGAGCGCGAACTGGAAGAATCGCTCGAAGCACGGAAGATCGGTGAGACGCTCACGTCAACGCGCCGCGTGCCCTATGACCCTGCGACCGCATCAGGCAACTCGCCGGGGTATTTTTGACCCGCCATGTGCAGCAACTACGAAGCCGTCACCCGTGCAGATCGCCTGCTGTCTTTCTTCGGCGTTGTCCGCGCAGACGACGAACGGCCGGTCATCACATGGCCAACCGGCATGGCCCCGTTCATCCGGCTCGCTGAGGACGGCTCGGGTAACCGCCGCGTCGACGACGGCGCGTTCGGCCTACTGCCTGGCTTCGCGAAAGAGATCGTCTACGGAAAGAAGACCTACAACGCCAAGGCGGAGACCATCGCCAGGCTGCCCAGCTTCCGCAGCGCGTGGCGCATGGGGCAGCGCTGCGTGATCCCCGCCGAGGCAATCTTCGAGCCCTACTACGAGACCGAGGACAGCGAGTCAGTGCGCTACCGCATCCAGCAGCCCGGCGAGGTGCCGCTCGGCCTCGCAGGCATCTGGGAGAAGTGGGTCAACACGGAGACCGGCGAAGACCTGTTCAGCTTCGCGATGATCACGATCAATGCGGATGGCCATCCCGTGATGTCACGCTTTCACAGGCCCGGCGAGGAAAAGCGAATGGTGGTCATCCTGGACCCCGAAGACTACGACGACTGGCTTACCTGCCCTGTGCACGAGGCCCCGTGCTTCCTACGGCAATGGATGGGCCAGCTTGACACCTACCCTGCCCCGCTGGCCCCACGACTGAAGAAAGAGAGGCCTGCCGGCGAGCTCGAGCCCAAGCGTGCGGCGAAGGGAACGCCCACGCCACCACCGCCACAGCTTGACCTGTTCTAGGCGCGTGGGCTGGACCACCCTACAAACGACAAAAGGCCCCCAGCGCCGAAGCGCTGGGGGCCCTGTTCATGGAGGTGCAGACGTGTGCACCAGGTTCGCGAAGCTCACTCCGGTGCCGAGGTCGACGGCGTCGAGTTGAGCTGCTCCCGCCACAGCCTGATATTCCGCTGCGCACGCAGCGAATAGTCCTCTTGCGACTTCAGCCGCTCGCCGGCTTGCCGCAAGCTCGCGGGAATAGGCGGCGGCGCTGGGCAGCCCACGACTACGGGCGGCGGCGTCGAGGCGGGCGACATCGCGCCGCAGCCCGTCAACGTTATCACGATTGCTGCGATCGACATCGCCCACAGCCAGCTTGCGCGTTTGGTTTGCATTTTCAAGATCCGCGGCTGAGGCCGCCTGTTGATGTTCGAACTTGCGGAAATTCGCGTTGGCCGTCGACGCGGCTTGCGCGCGGGCGGCATCCTGCTTCGCCACGCTCGCCTGCAGCTCGTGCAGGCCGTTGAGGGCGCCGTCACGCTGGTGGCCAACCCAGCACCCATGCAGCACGCTTGCGGCCATCAGGCAGGCCCACAGCCAGCCTGGCAGCATGCCCAGTAGCCCGGCGATCGCGCTCATGGGAACTTCGCCTCGCCCGACACGATGGCCGAGCGGGCATCCATGCCGAGGAACACCAGGCGGGCCGCCTCGCGCCGGCGCTGCAGGCCCTTGAGCACCTGGCCGCCAGAGCGGACCCACTTCGGCAGTTCGGCGGCCGCGCCGGCGTAGTCGCCCAGGTTCAGCTTGCGCAGGAACGTCGACGGCTTGCCATCAGCCAGGAACAGGATGCCGTCGCGGCCGCTGCCGCCTCCGCCGGGCCCGGTGTTGTAGACCGTCGATACCGTCGCGTCCCATTGCCGCTGCGTCAGCGGCACAAGGACGGCCCGGCGCACGGCCGGCTCGAAGTCGCGCACAAGGCGCTTCGAGTAGCGCGCGTCGGCCTCGGCCTGGCTGATCACCAGGCCAACGGTCACGCCCTCGGTGTCGCCCCAGCCGATGGTCCAGGGCCGGCCGCTCAAGTGCGCGAACTGCAGCGGCACCATGGTGAGGTTGTAGGGATCGATGCGCGCGGCCTGCAGGGCCCTGAACAGAGCGGAGCCCGGGTCGGGGTATGCGCGCAACTTGCAGGCCTCGTAGTGGTGGTTGAGCTCGTGGCCGTCCGGCCCCGTGGAAAGTTGTTCGTTCATAGAGTCCTCAGTCAAGGGGGCGGCCATCGGCCTTGCGAAGTTCACTTACATCGGTGCCCGGATCCGCACCGCCATGCCAGCGCTTGCGGGTGAGCACCATGTGCAGCAGCAGGCCGAGCACGCCGGCGCCGTCGTACCAGTCGACGGGGTGCCTCAGGACCAGGTCGATAAGCACGCCGAGGGCGAACATGGCCCACAGCACATAGGCCAGGAACCAGGCGAAGCGGCTACGGCCGCGCCGCATCTGGTCGATGCGGCAGACGCAGGCCATGAGCACGAGCGCGCAGGCCAGGATCTGCGCGTAGCGCAATAGTTCTTGCAGCATCACTGGCCTCCGAGCTTGTCGATGCGGTTGATGCCGGCGCGCAGCAGCGCCGTGACGACGACCTGGGCGCCGAAGCCGGCGACCAGGCTGAAGACGATGAGCAGCGGGCGGGATTCGCTCTGCAGCGTCGACAGCGCCCCAGTGCCGCACGCGGCGCCGACCAGGGTGGACAGGCTGATGAAGATGACGGAGCGGATGCGCCCCATCTTCTCGGCCTGGTAGAGGGCAAGCAGCGCGCCGACCATGCCCCAGATGAGGCTGTAGTAGTCGACGCCCAGCAGCGCCATCGTGATGGTGGATGCGCCGGCGGCGATCGCGCCGGCGATAGTGGTCGTGGGTTCGGGCAAGGCCGGCTCCAAAAAAAGTAAACCCGCCGAAGCGGGTCATACGGGACGGGGTGAAGCTCAGCCTCTCACCGGCTCTGGCAGGCCCCTGCGGGCCCCTTCGGGCAGCGAGTCGTAGTAGGCGACGTACCGAACATCGTCCGGCCCCGTCTCTACAACGTTGGGCCAGAACTCACGGTCCTGGGGGCCGGCGAACCAGGATTCGATGCGCTCGCCGTCGTCGGAAAGTTGGACGTACATAAATGAGATCCTTTAGATGGTGTAGCCAGACACAGAGACCTGATAGGTGCCAGTGCCGGCGCTGGTCGTGCCCGTGTCGTAGAGAGTCGGCGGCGAGATCACTGGCACATTGCTGAACGACACAGAGGCAGTGCCGCCAGCGGAAACGGTCAGGTTGATGCCCTGCGCGCCGACGCCAGCGGAGAAGCCGAAAACCGATGTTCCACCGCCGGCCGCCGCGTTGCAGCTGAACGTCACTGAGCCGGAGACAGTCTTGGCGTTGCGCGACAGTGAAGTCGCAGTGAACGCCGCCGGCGTGCCGGTTGCAGTGCTGGTGGACTGTTCCAAGACGGTCGCCACCGAGATCGAGCGGTCAGTCTGCGCAAACACCTGAAAGCCCGCGCCAGCAGTCGTGCGCAGACACGAGATGAGCGCGCTGGCGGTGTAGCCGACCGGCATGTTCGCGCCGCCGTAGACCTCGGGCAAGGCGACCCCGCTGCCGTTCACGCCGAGCAGAGCAGTCGCGCCAGTAGTGGGATTGAGCAGCAGATAGACGCCGACAAAGCCGGTAGGTGCCGCACCGGTATCCATGCCACCCGCACCGACCGTCGCCAGGTTGATGGTCTTGTTCACGCCCGACACCAGATAGCGAGAGCCACCCAGCGCGGATGCAACGACAACTTCGTCGGCGGTGAAGGTTGCGCTCATAGATGCTGCCGCCAGCGAAGCTCGCAAATTGCGCACCGTGCCGACCGGGCTCATGCCTCGGCGACGAAGGGCTTGCAGCAGTTGCGTGCGATCGTTTCCGTCAAGCACGATGCCGGCGTCCTCCACGACGTTGGCGACCTCCTCCTGAACACTGTCGAACCACTGGGCCTCAAGATCAGTCGAGGGAATACCGCCCACGACGTTGCCGTCGGTGAACCCGTTCTTTCCGGCCCCGAACTTGTTCGGCACGCTGGTAGCTGTGCTGATGCGTTTCATCTTCTATTTCTCCATGTTGATCATTCAGACGCCGTATCCGACTAACAGGCGTGTATGTGCGGGTTTGTGCACGGCGAGCAGGCACTCGAGGCCGGGATTGCCCCACGTTCGCAACGGGTCGTTGCATCGGCCCGTGCAGGTCATCACCCGCACGTTGCCGCTGGCCGGCACGTTCACGGTCCAGCCGAAGCGCCAGCCGCCCTGGTTGAGCGGCGCATTGCATTTGCTGTTGGCGCGAAACGGCCGGTACTCTTTGACGGTCGCACCCGGGTAGCCCAGCACCTCGAGCAAACCAACAAAAAAGGCGATCGATTGACCGCCTTGATATGTGAGCCGCTGCACGACGCGCCGCCGTCGCTCCGCCGTCGACGCGGGCGGATCCAGGCACGGATCCGGCAGGCCGACGACGCGCTCGAAGTCCTCGAGCAGCTCGCTGGTCGTCCTGGCGTCGGCCTCCTCGATCAGCTGGTTGAGGCGCTTGTGAAGGTCGGCCAGGCCGTTGGCCACGGCCGGCAGCACGCGGGCGCTCGGCGAGTCGCCCTCGCGCGGCCAGGCCGGACCGGTAGGCAGCAGCTGCGTGAGCTGTTGCGTGTAGTCGTCTGCACTCGCCTGGATCACACCCATTCGATGCTCCCAAAGACAGGCATGTGCCCGACCGCCGACACCACGTTGCCGGCCGGCACGACAACGGCGTTGTCTCGCTCGCCTGTCGCGTTGCTCACGGCCGCGCGGATCTGCGAGATCAGCAACGTGACGCCGGGCGCCGCCTCCCGCAGCAGCAGATCGCGCAGCTGCGCTTCGACTGCGGCCTTGACCGCCACCGTTGCCGGATCCAGGTAGATCTTGAAGGCGATCGGATCAGCGACCGGGGCGACCACGTACAGCTCGGCCGTCGCCGGCCGCTGCGCATCGATGTACGCCTTCACGGCCGCAACCTCTGCGGCGTCCGGTATCGGGGAAACGTCATCGTCGCGCACGAAGCGCACGACCACCGTGCCCGCCCCCTGCTCCATCGGCACCGCCCATGCACGCGTGACGCCCGGCACCTCGAGGGCCCACTGTTCATAGTCCGTCTTGCTCCCGCCATCGGGCGGCGTTCTCACGCGCGCGATCAGGCGCGCGCGCAAGGAACTGATGCTCTCGATATCCGAGCCGCCGGAGATCTCGCCGGCGATCGCTTGCGTCTGCACACCAGGCACGGGCGACAGCAAGGACAGCGACTGACCTGCAGCGCGGTTGCCGGCCGCACCTGGCACCAGCGCGACGACGGGCGCCACGCCGGCGACGCTGTCGGCCGTGGTGGCGTACTGCACGTCATCGAAGGCCTTCACCAGAGTGCCCGAGGGAACAACCGCCCCACCCGTCACAACGAAGGTGACAGCGGGGCCCTTGGCAGCGGCAGCAGGCTTGCGCGGCACCTTCAGCCACATCGAGGCCCAGCGCTCGAGCGTGTCGTCGTCGCACTTGTCCCAGATGATCTGGTCAGCGATCCAGCTGGCATAGCCGTACATGCCATGCTCCGCGCCGGCGACGACCAGCGCGTATATCTCGGCATCGGAGCGGCGCAGCATCGCCTCTTCGTCATCGACGCGCGAGAGCATGTCGGCTCGCCGGCGCCTCACGAGTTCGGTTAGCGGTGGGCGGCTATAGGCCATCTAAGAAACTCCATGCGTCGTTGAATCGGATATCGAGCCGCGACGAGTCGCCGCGGATCACCTGGCACCAGATCGAGATCTGCCCGATGCCGGCGCGCTCGGCCTGGACGATCACGCCGCTGGCAACGCCATCGGCGACCAGCCAGGCCAGCGCCTCCTGGCCGTACTCGCGCGCACGCTGCACCGTGTTGTTGACGATCTTCGATCGGGCCAGCAGCCACAGGCGCGAGCCGATGCGGTCGCCACGGTTGGCCGCATAGGTGTCGCCCCACCAGCCCATACGGTCGGTGCCGCTGGGCAGCTGGTCGTCGGGGCGCGCGCGGCGCCAGGTAAAGAGGCTGATGATCACGGCGCGGGGCAGCGGCTGGCGCATCGCCATGCCGAGCGGCACTTCCACGCCGTTGATCACCAGCGTGAGCGGTTGTTCGGGTGTCATGGATTGGGTACTGCCGTGTTGCTCGATCCGCTCGAGATTCCGCCGTGGGTGTGCCCGCCGCTGAAGTCCCGGCCGTTGTGTTTCATGGACCCACCCGTCGCCTGCAGGTCAACGCCGCTCCAGGTCATCGCGCCGGCGAATGCGGCCGACAACGCGCCCAGGCCGCCCGCTACGCCGCCCATCTGGTACTGCATCGAGGTGAGCAGTTGCGTGCACTCCACACGGGGCGTTTCGAAGCGAACGAAGCTGTCGGCCTTGAAGGTCACCGAAGGTGTTTCCTCGAACGTCATCGGCAGGCCCGCCCCCTTCACCACAATCCCGTCGCGCGTCAGGTGGACCGTCTGCCCGAGGTCGTCCTTGATCGAGACCTCGCCCTGCTTCATGCCCTTCATGCGGTACTTGCGATCGGCGACAACCAGGACAACGCCATGCGAGCGATCACCATCCAGGAACATCACAGCCGCTTCGGCGCTGCCCGGGTTCGGGTGCGAAGAAAAGCCGTAGGGCTCGAAGTGCTCGAGGCGGTCCTTTACCTCACCATCGAGCAGCTGCAGCTGCAGCACCTGCATCTTCGCGTCAGCCTTCACGCTCGACAGCTTGCCGCGCGCGAGCATGTTGTTGATGCGGTTATGAAACGGCCGCAGCAAGGAAGCGAAATCACTCACTGGTCACTCCCTTCAGGCCGAGCTTGCCGGCATATCGATCCTTGACGATCTTCACGTTCTTGCCCTTCTGCTTCTTCTGCGCGCGCGACACGTAGCCATCAATGGGCCCGACCTTCAGCTCAGTTCGCATGCCCTGCTCATCCAGCAGCAGATGAACCTCGGCGATCAACATGTCGGTCTCGAAGCCGATCACGCTGTCGATCACGCGCACGGTCTGGTTCTGCACCCACAGCTCGCCGTTGTCCTGCCGCCAGCCCGAGACGGTGTAGAGCGTCTCGAGGGCCTTCGCTGCGCGGTGGGCGCGTTCGAATGCGACGCGATCGGCACAGGTGCCCTCGTCGGCCTGGCCGGACTGTTTGAGGACCAGCACGCGCCGGCGGCCGACACGGTCGTCTGTCGCCGTGGCGCTGGTGCCGACCGATGAAGTGACGGCCGACTCGACGTCCTCGCCCTCTTCGTCCTCGTCGGTCTGCTGGCTGGTGATGGAGCGCTGCCCCTTGCAGATGTATTCGCTGAAGACCTTTTTGAAGTCGAGCTCCGCCTCGCCCGCCAGGATGTTCTGGCCCAGCTCGAGCGCGGTCGCGGCCCTGCCGCCCGAGCCGGCGATCACAAACACCAGCTCGCCCAGCGCGTTGTCCGTCGCCAGGCAATGCCGCATGCGCAGCATCCGGTCGATGCTCTCGAAGACCGTCTCACCCTGCTCCACCTGGTGCGCGATCACGCCGCCCGTGTCGACCTCGGCCACGACATTGACGCCATACGGCGCCGCCATGTCGGCCGCGATCTGCTCGAGCTTCTGCCCGCGCCACTGGCCGCCGCTGCCGCCGCTGGCATTGCCCCGCACGGCTCGCGCCGCCGGCGCCGTGCCGCCCTTGCCGTCGATGCTCTGCACACCGAGCTTCGTCCACCGGTTGCCCTTGGCCTCCCCACCGCCGCCGCCCTTGCTGCCCTGAATCGGGCAGCAGTCGACCAGGTCGGCCGTCTTGCTGCGGCCGCGCACCGCCACGCTGAGGGAATGCCCGTCGTAGCGAATGGGCGTGCCGTCGATATAGCCGGTAGCCACGCGGTCGTCGCCGATATAGATCTCGCATGCGTCGCCGGAGCGAACACGCCGCGCAACGGTAAGGCCAGCCTCTGCCGGCCACCGGTCCGTCACCTCGAGGTCGAAGCCGCGCGCCTGGCGCTCGATGCCGGTTTCGATGCGGACGTTTTTCCAACCGCCGAACTCCATGCCGTTGACCACCAGGCGGACAAGATTGGAAACGTCGGTCATCGAGAAAGCACCTGCAGGGGACGGGCAGGCATGAAGCCCGGGTGAATCACATGGTTGCGGCTGGCAACCTCCTCGGCGCGCTCGGCGTCTTCGTACTGGTCATAGGCCAGCACCAGGGCCGGCACGGTCTCGTTCGGCGTGACGGTGATCAGCCGGGCGCCATCGCTGGCGCGCGCCGTGATGTCCGCCCACACGGCGCGGCGGGCAACCTGCAGGGCTTGGTAGCTCACGTCGTCTGCCACCAGCGACTCGGCATCGAGCGCGGCGCACAGCGCATCGCGCACCCGGTGTGCATCCGTCTGCACGGTCGTGTCGATCACGCTGCTCATGCCCACCGCCTGGGCCAGCAAGGCACGCCGCACCACGGCGTTGATGGCCGCCGTATTCAGCACCTGCTGCCGCCTGGCCGGCGTGATGCCCAGCGCCGGCACGGGCGCGTTCAGCACGCCGCCGGCGCCGCCGTTGCCGGCCAGCTCGACGATGCCCAGCGCCACGTCGCCCAGCGAGTCGGTGCGCGGCAGCACGATCGCCGAGCTGGCATAGGTCGGCACCGCCGACAGGTTGGTGCCGGCCAGCGAGGCGACGATATCGGACAGGTCGAACCAGTCCATGAGGCTCTGCCCCAGAGCCAGCGGATCCGCGAGCAGCTGCAGCACGCTATCACCCAGCGTGCCCAGCTGGCTCGCCCAGCCCGAGAGCACGCTGAAGCTGCTGCCCAGTGACGACACGAAGTCGAATGCCGCGTCGAAATTGGCCACGGCCGCGTCGGCGACAAAGTCGGACCAGCCGTCGACCTCGAACGACTCCGAGAAACTGTCGGCCGCCGCCATGCACATCGAATCGGCCGCGAGCTGGCTCTGTGCCGGCGTGCTGACCAGGGCGGACGGAAACTCCAGGTCCCCCGACTCCACGAAGTCGAAGGTAACGGTGGCTTTGCCCAGACCGGTGTCGAAGCGAAAACGCACGGGCGTTTTCTGGCTGACCTCCATGGCGCCGAACCACGGATGCACCAGCGTGCCAGGGCCCGGCTCTTCAGCCGCCGCGACCAGGGCGTTCGCCTGCTCGATGTAGTCGGGCCCGACCACGATCGCGTCGACCACGATCGCGCGCGTGGCGCGGCCGAGATCCTCCGCATAGGGCTTGTCTCGCTGCGGGTATTCATTGACCTGCGTGCGCCGGCCAGCTTCGAACGTGGAGCCGTCCACATGGAACGGCACGCCGCGATAGCTGGCCGGCTGCAGGAACTGAGCGAGACCTTCTGCCATTTCTAGTACCCAAGGTTGCTGGTGTAGCGATACCCGACGTCGGTGTTCAGCGCCACGCGCGGACCATCGGTGCGCGCCTGTTCCACGCGCATGCCGGGCGGCGCGTCCTTGAAGGTGACATCCAACTTGCCGTTGAGCGTCGCCTGCGTGGGCGCGTTGAGGTTGAAACTGCCGGAGCCCAGCGAACCAGGCGCGGCAGCGGGGCCAGGGCCGCCAAGGGAAGCCGCAGTCATCGCGGCCGAGGCCTGCGGGCTGTCGGCGGTGAAGACGCCCGCGACCGCCCTGCCCACCGCCACGCCGAGGCGTGCCGCCCATGCGAACTTCTCCATGAGCCAATCGAACAGCGAGGTGAACCACGTTTTCAGCGGCTCCCAGTTCTCGATGATCTGCTTGCCCAATGCGAGCACCGGGAAGCAGGCCAGCACGACGCGCTTCCAGCCGCTGTCCCAGCCCTCGAAAAAGCTGGTGAACCAGGCCAAGAGCGGATCCCAGTTGTCGACGATCAGCTTGCCCAGCGCGACGAATGGCATGCACGCCAGCACGATGCGGCGCCAGCCATGGTCGGCATTGGCAAAGAAGTCGGTAAACCAGGCCTTCAACACGTCCCAGTTCTCGTAGATCAACCAGGCGGCCCCCGCGATGGCGAGCACGACGCCCAGGGGCGACAGCAGCAGCGCGCGGCTGAAGAGCAGGACCGCACGCATGGCGCCAAGCATCCAGGTGCCGATCGCGGCCAGCGCCGCGCCGACCACCGGGATCTTCAGCGCCAGGCTGGCGAAGACCAAGCCGAGACGGCCGACCGCGCCGATCAGCCCGAGGATGGCCAGGATTGTCTGGGCGTTCATCACCAGCGCGAGCAGGATCAGAGCGTTTCGCGCACCGCCGATGCGATCGATGAATGACCCGATCGACTCGATGGTTCGACGGATGCTTTCGGCGAGCTGGGTCCAATTGACCTTTTTTATCTCCGCCACCAGGCCCTGGACAACTTCCTTGACCTTGGCATTGATGATTCTTTTGTTGGCTGCTGCCCATTGAATGAACGATTCAATGACCGGACTCAGCACGGGTACAAGCTCTTTGGCGATCGTCATCTGAAAGCCTTTGGTCACAGCTTCCAAATCCTTGAGCTTGTCGCCGAATTCCTTTGCGCCCGCCAGGTCGTCCGCAGAGATCACTCCCTTGAGCATCTTGAATCGCTCAAGGTTCTTCTCGATGCCCTCGGCGCCGTCGTTGAGCAGCGGCAATATCTCGGCGTAGGCCTTGCCAAACAGCGCAGTGCCAATCGCCGCCTGGGCGACAGGGTTCTGGTTGCGTTTGAACGCCTCGGCGAGCTGAGGCAGCATGTCGGCCCCATTGCGGATCTGCCCGTTGACGTCGCGCAACGGGATATGCAACGTTTTGAACAGCTGGACCAGATCCGCGTTTTTACCGCTCGCCGCGGCGCCGATGTTTTTGTTCAGCTTCCCCAATGACAGAGTTAGCGCCCCTATCTCAGTGTCTGACTGCTCGGCGACGTATTTCATTCGCTGGTACATCTCTGCACTCATGCCAGCCTTGAGCGCTCCCTTGCTGACCTCCTCGCCTAGCTCGGCGTAGCTCACCACTGCTTTTTTGATCGCAGCGATGCCGAAGCCCGCCGCGATGGTCGACACGATGCCGAGAGGGATGCCGAACTTGGATGTGATGTTGTTGATTGCGCCGCCCACGTCGCCGAGGTACTTGCGCGCGTTCTGTGCCTGCTTCTGCACGATCTTGAGCGTCGGCGTCAGCTTGTCGACCGCGCTCAGAATTGCCTTGAGGGCGAAACTGTCTGCCATGGATGGATACCTCAACTGGGTGGATTGGTGTGGCGCTGCTGCTCTTCAGCAATGCGAACGGCCTGCCGCTCGTACAGCTCGAAACGGGACAAGGGGAAGGCCATCACGGCGGCCGGATCCAGCCGCCAGAACTTGGCGATGTCGAATACGCGGTCGGTCAGCTCTTCGCTTGTCCGTCCGCGTCGGTCCCGAAAAAACCCAGGACCTTCGCCTGGCACTCGCTGAAGTCGTTGCGCGCGAGCGCCTTCACGCTGGACATCGGGATGCCAGCCAGGCGAACGATGTACTGCGCCACCTTCTTGTTCTGGATCTGGACGCCGGTCTCGCCGTCGCCCACGATGATCAGGAACGGCTGGCCGAGCTCGATGATGTCCTCGGTCGTCGGCTCGCGCAGGGTGAGCGTGTCGACGTCTTTGCCGTGGGCGCTGATCGAGGCCGACAGCGTAATCTCGACGCCGGCGCTCACAGCCACACCCCGCTCAGTCCGTTGAACTCGAGCTCGGATTCGCCTTCGTCGCCCTTGACGCTGGCCTCGTTGGCGATCCAGGCGCCGGACAGCACGTAGACTCGGCCGTTCGCGAACTCGGCCGTGACGGTCATGTCGGTGGCCGTTCGCAGGAACTCGATCGGAAAGTCCTTGGTCGTGATGGCCGTGAGCTTCACGAAGGGCGTGATCGTGGTTTCCTTAAAGCCAACGGTACGGCCGCTGGCATTGATCGGCTCACGCTTCTGATCCATGAGCGGACATTCGAGTCCGCCCTTGACTTCAAACTGCGTGCCGTCTGCTTTGCAGAAGCAGGTGCCTGCAACGCGATTACCCATGGTGGGCTCCTTTCGATGTTGAACTGGTGATGGCTGCGAGTTACCCCGCGACCGGGTACTGCAGACGGAACTGGTTGAGCAGCGCAAAGATTCGCAGCTGGTTGATGTAGTCCGGCGGATAGAGCACGTCGATCCGGTTCGGGTTGTTGGCCGGCCGCTCGACGATGAGGTACTTGGCGAACAACCTGGCGTTCTCGACGATGCCCTCGGTTTCCATCTTTGCGTACTCGCTCACGAGCTCGCCGCGGATCACAGAAGGCGTGACGATGGCCGCGCCGGGCCCGAAGCGCGTGCCATCGTCCGCCAGCTTGTGCCGGCCATACTTGCTGGTAATCACGCCCTTGAGGCGTCGCAGCACGTATGCAGACGTGTGCAACGTCTCGCTGTCCAGGTAGGAATCGTCGGCCTGGCCGAAAGCGTTCTTCTGGTACGTCGTGATCGCGCGCTCGACGCGCAAGGCGCCACCGCCGACATAGCTGGTCGCGATGCCGTAGCCCAGCAGCGACTGACGCTCGCTCATCAGGAAGCGCTTGCCGGCGCGCGGAATGGCGATGCCGTTCAGCGGCCCGGTCTGCGTCGGCCGCGCCACATCGGCATTGATGTAGACGGCATTCCGTGCCATGTACCCCGCCGCATATTCCCAGTTCGGATTCAGGCAGTCGGCGTCGATGGCGGCGACGGTGTGGTGGGGGCCATTGCGGGCCTGCCCGGCGGTGACCAGCGAGCCCAGCGAGCCGCGCAGTGCGCTGTACGCGTGCCCGTAGACCTGCCGCGACCACGACCAGCGCCCGACCTGGTCGTTGAGCTCCGCATCCAGCGCATCGAGGCTGACCGTATCGGTGAAGGGATGGCCGATGAAGTCGTACTCGTCATCGCCCATGGCCGAGATCGCACCGGTGAGCGTCGGATTGGACGTGCCGGCGGTCAGCGTCGGCGCGGAGTAGGCGAGCGTCACGCCCGCCGGCAGGGCTTCGCCGCCGGCCGATCCGTAGAAGCTGTCAAGCATCGTGATGTCGTTGCCCGTCTGCCCCTTCCACTTGCTGGTGAGCGTGACCACGCCCGTGACGTTGGCGGCGGTCACGGGCAGGTCAGGCGCCGCCATGATCGCGGCAGAGATCGCGGCGCCGATGACCGCCGGCGTGTCGCCCAGCAGCACGGGAACCTGCACGCGCTGCATGCCGATGTAAAGGTTCAGCGTGCCCGAGGCCGTCGCGGTTCCCGTAACGGTGATCGTGCCGCCTGCAGCGGTGCCGACAGGCTCGGCGACCGGGATACACCACAGCTCGCCGAACGTGTCGACTGCGCGGTACTTCTCGACCATGCGGGCCAGCATGCTGCCGCGACCGAACATCGCGATCGCGCTGGACACCGAAGAAATGATGTAAGGCTGATTGGTGCCAGCTGCGCCGCTGGGCAGTTTCTGGCCGAGCATCAGGGCCCGGCGCGAGTCGTCGCCGGGCGTGTTGGCCTGGCTGTTGTCCATCTCCGCATAGAACAGCGGCACGCGCAGGTTCTGCGGGATGTAGTTGAAGGGGACAGTCATCGAGCACTCCTGAAAAAAAGAAAGCCCGCTCATAAGCGGGCTGGTTGTTGGGGGGCGGTCGCGTCAGGCGGTCTCTTCGGGGCCGCCCTCTTCTTCCGGGCTGGCGGCGGGCGGCGGGTCGACGACCTCGACGTCTTCGGACTCGATACGGCGAAGCCAGTAGGTGTCGTTGCCGTTGACTTCGCGGCCGTCCGCAGCCAGCAGGCCGCCTCGGTCAGGATCCGGCACACTGCGGCCGGGCTTGGGTTTGACATGCATGGTTGAACTCCTATTGGTCAAGGTTGTCGATTTGCACCTGGTGCTCGATGCGGCCATCGGGGCCGGGATACTTGATGTTCCTGTCAGCGGCGGGGTCGACCATGTCGACGTCGACGTGCATGGTCTTGAAGTCGGGCAGGCGTTCGAGGAAGCCCTCTTCCCATCCGTCCTCTGGCCCGATCTCCATCGCGGCGCCGAACTCGTACATGTAGAAGACCTGGAAGCGGTCCATGCTCTGCAGGCTCCCGCCGTCGTACTGGACGCCGTCGTACTCCTTTGCCGGCTGCCAACCCAGCAGCGCCTTCCACAGCTCGCGGCGTCGCGCCTCGAGGGCGGTAGCAGCGCTCTGCCCGCGTTCGTCGGTCTTGTTGCTGACGGCAACCACGACCGCGAAGCCATCGACCAGGCGCTGCCGGACGGCGTTCTGGCTGATCGGCGGTTCGGGGTCATCCGAGAGCGGCAGCACGAAGGCACAGGGCACCTCGAGCGCCGTGTTTTCCGGGATGCCCTTGAACGCTGCGGCACCGGCAATCCGGCCTTCAAAGGACGGGGCGAAGCCCTTGAGCTGGGTAATGACGAGATCGAGGTCCATGGTCTAACGTGGTTTGAGCGCGCCCTGCAACGCCGAGCGGATGGCGTCCTGTGCGACGGTTCGGCGCTTCTCAAGCGCCTCTGTCATGTAGTTGCCGCGCGCCGCAATGCCGCGCCGTTCGGAGCCGTGGTGCAGGACGGCCGGGTAGAACATCGTCATCTCGTTGGTCTTGAAGGGCGACACGCGCGCCCAGAAGCCGCCGGAAGACACCTTCACCTTGATCGAGCGCCAGAGCGCGCCGGTGTCGCGCCCAGGCATTTCGCCGGGCCCGCTGACCGCGCGCCGCGCAACCAGGCGCCGCGCCTCGGTCCGCACGCCGCCACCCTGCTGCCGCAGCGCCTTCTTAATCGGCCGCTTGTCGAAGTCGATCCGCTGGTGGCCGACCAACGTCGCGTTGACTTCGAATACGCGGCTCATGTGATGGCTCCGAGCAGTTCGAGGTCGACGACAAGGAACGACTTCTCGCCGTTCATGTCGGTGGCCCGGCGCACCCTGTAGCGCTGCCCGTCGTACTCGACGACGTGCCGCGCCGTGACCGTGCGCGCATTGAGCATCGACGTGCGCCAGGTGATGAGCTGATCCGTCACGCCGGTGGTCACCTGCTGGGTGCCGTAGAACACGGCGCTGCCTGCCGGCATGAGGCTCGCCCAGGCGTCCTGGCCGACGTCGAACTGCTGCTCGAGCGCGAACGTCGTCGGCGTGTCGGTCCACAGCCGCACCTTGACCAGCTTGTCGAATTCGCCGATCGCGGGCCCACGCATGCGGCCGGCGGTCACAGCGGGAGCCTTTCTCTCTCAGGCCAGAGCAGGCCGTCAAGCGCGCCATTCTTGAAGAGCTGGCTTTCGGTGTGGGCCTGCGGGTTGCGGACGTAGTCGGCAATCAGCAGCAGCATGGCCATCTTGACCGTGGCCGGCAGCGTCTCCGCGGTCCAGCCGCAACGGATGCGGATGACAACGGGGGATGCGGCCGGGAACGTCAGCGTGCGCCCGACCAGGACTGGCAGCGGATCGACCGGCACGCCGGCGGCGGAGACGGCCTGCAGCTCGCTGACATCGCACGGCAGCGTCACGCTGCCGCACCAGGTGGCGTAGGTGTACTCGCGCACCTGGTCGCCGATCGGCAAGCCGAGCTCGGCCTCGACGGCCGACCGCGCAGCCGCGATCGCGTCGGCCACGTCGGCGTCACGGTCCGGGCCCGTGATCTTGCATTGCAGTTTGCCGCGAGGCAGGTCGATGACCTGTTCGGGGCCGGTGATGATGCGTGGCTTCATGGTGGATCAGTACTTGTGAAAGCGGACGGAGATCCGCTTTCACAAGGGCTCGCATGGGCGAGCCGTTGCGGGGTCAGGTGCGAGGCTGGTTCTGTTCGAGCGTTTGCGCGTAGGCGATGGCTTCTTTGCCGCCGTCCGCCAGGCCATCGCTCTCCAGCTTCTTCACGTCGCTGGCGTCGACCTCGACGAGGTCATTGCAGTTGCCGAGGGCGCTGTCGACCAGCAGGCGCACCTTGGCGCGCTTGGGCGCCCGGCTCGACGTCTTGCCCTCGTCGTTGGTCTTGCTCGGCTTCGTGCCATCGGCAGCGCCGTTGCTGGCGGTGTTGTTGGCGGTGTTGTTGGCTTCGTCTTCGACCTTCGCAGCGCCGTCGTCGATGAGCTTGGCCTGAAGTTCGGGTGAGAGCGGCTGGGTGATCACCTCGCCGGCGGCGATCGCCGGCTGGTCGGGGCCGTAGGTGCCGGCAGCGATCGCCACCAGCGCAATGAGTCTGGGCATGGAAACTCCTGGAGAAGTGGAGGAAAAAAGGGACCGTGCAGACGTCTGCACGGCCCAAGGCCTCGGCAAAGAACCGGTGCGGCGCCGATCAGGCGGCGGGGTGCTGGTAGACGCGAACGCCGTCCGGATCCATCAGGTTGCCGCCGGAGCGGCAGAACGCGAGAAATCCGACCTGCCCCTTCGTTGCGAAGGCGCTGTCGTCGAAGCGGTACATCGTGACCAGCATCGCATCGCGAATCTTGTAGCGATTCAGGTTTCCGAAGGCGATGGACTTCGCGTTGACCGCCGGCGCCGGCATGAAGTTGTTGATCTCGACCGGATAGCCCAGCAGCTCGTCGGGGGACTTGCCGGCAATGCCTTCGTCATAGCTGGGCATCCAGATCGGGCGGCCGTTGCCGTCCTTCATCTTGCGAGCGACCTTGCGCACCGCCTGCGAGAACATCCAGCCAGGGCGAATGTCGGCCGCACCGTCGTCACCGGGCTCGGGCTCCATGTAAGCAACGTCAAGCGACTCCATCAGGTCCACGAAGTCGTCATAGAGCACCGAGGAAACCTGTCCCGCTGCGCCGACCTTGCCGACCGTGGCCGCCGTGACAAGGCCGGTCGGCTGGCCGGTGCCGGTGCCCACGGTAAACAGGCGGTTCTGGATGCGACCGATCCGGTTGCGCAGCCGGCGATTGACCAGGCCGACGATGTCGATACCGGAGTCTTGCAGCAACTCGATCGGCACCGTCACGACCTTGGAGCTGAACTTGTACACGTTCAGTGCTCGTGTGCCGAAGCTCACGTCAGCACTCGACGCCTGCGCGTTCTGCGCCACGATCTCACCCTCTTCCGAAGTGCCATCGGTCGTCGGGTAGTTGAGATCGTTGCCGGTCTCGGTCGTGATCGATTCGCCCACGCGACGCATTGCGCCGTACGACTTCAGGGACTCGATGAGGGTCTTGGCCACGACCGGTTGCACGGTGTAGCCTCCTTCAGAGCCGGTCGTGGTGCTCATGGTGTTGCGCACCTTTTGCGCTTCTTCGGCCGACATGTCGCGGTCGCGCTTGCGCAGGAAGATCTCGTAGCCCTCGGTCTTCTCGTCGCGCTTGCCGTTCTTCGTGTCGCGACGCGTCGCGTCGGAGAAGTTCTTCTCGGCGTCCTGGTCCAGCATGCGCTGGTGCGCCTCGATCTGCGACGAGGTGCGCTCGGCCTCGTCCATCAGACCGTCGAACTTGGTCTGATCTTCCTTCGTCCAGGTCTGTTCGCCCTTCTCGGCGAGCAGTTGACGGCTGTCCTTGTTCAGGGCGTTGAGACGCTCCCGGAGTGCTTGGATGCTCATTGGATTTCCTTTCAGGTTGATATGAGCGGTCAAAAAAAAGCCGCCTCGAAAGGCGGCCAATCGCTGCGCGAGAGCGTCAAGCGAATTGCAGGACCTGCAGGCGGCGTTCGTTGTGAGCGCGAACTGCTGCGGGGTCGGGTTCGTTGTTCGGCGCGGGCTGCGCCGGCGCCACCAGAGCCTTCGGCGTCTTTGCATACGCCGAGAGGTTCCACTTGCAGTCGGTGGAATTCGAAGGCTCCTTGTCCGGCAGCGTCGCCAGGCGGGAGGCAAAGCCGTGCTCGACCGCCTCGCCACTGCTGAACCAGGTCTCCTCGTCCATCCACTTCGCCAACTGCGCAACGTCCAGGCCGGTACGCTTGGCATAGTCGGCGACGATCGCCTGGTCGACCTTCTCGAGCAGGTCGGCGGTCTTGCGCATTTCGTTGCGGTTGCCCCAGGCCACGGTCCAGCCGTTATGGATCATGTAGAACCCGCCCTCGGTGATCTCGATCTCGTCGCATGCGTCGACGATGGTCGTCGCGGCGCTCGCAGCCAGGCCGTCGATGTGCCCAATGGTCTTGCCCTTGAACTGCTGGACCGCCGTGCGGATGGCACGACCTTCGAACACATCGCCGCCCGGCGAGTTCACCCGCAGGTGCAGGGTTGTCGCCGGGTCAAGCGCCGCGATCGCGGGAGCGACCTGCATCGCGGCGACGCCCCACCAGGCGTCAATGACGTCGTATATGTAGAGCGTCGCCTCGCCGGCATCTTCATTGCGCACCAGGTTGAGCGGCTTGCGCTCGTTCTGCGCGTTGTCACGCAGCAGCTGCAGGAGCTTCTGTGTCTTCATCAGACTTTTCCTTCGGTTGAGAAGCCGGCTTCTCCGGCGGGAAATAAACCTCCGCGCAGCGACCGCCGAGCGGGGGCAGGTTCTTTTCGTGACGCACTTCGTCGGGCGTCATGTAGCCTGGGCCCTGGCCGGGTCCGCCAAGCGCGCCGCGGTGCACCTTGCTCTGACCTTCGCTGTTGCCCTGCAGGAGGGCGTCGCGGTTGAACTCGACGAACAGGCCAATACGACGGAAGAACTTCCGGTTGAGCTCCTGCTCGATGCGCTTCAGGTGCGGATTGAGCGTGAAGGTCACAAAGGCCTTGCCCAGCTCCTCCATGCCGCTGCCCCAACTGGTGGCCGCGCTGGTCTCACCGATCAGGTGTGGCGGCACGCCGAACGCCCGCGCGATGTCGATGACCTGGAACTTTCGCGCCTCGAGCAGCTGGGAATCGATTGCCGACAGACTGAGGGTGTTGGCCTTCAGCCCTTCGGTCAGGATGAGCGGCAGCTTGTGCGCGTTCGGCATGCCGCTGTACTTCGCTGCGAAGGCTTCTTGCAGGTTGGCCTTCAACTGGTCGTTCATCTTGTTGGGCGTCTCCAGCACGATCGATGGATGGGCGCCGCCGGCGAAGAACTTGCCGCTGTACTCATCCATCGCCATGGCCGAACCTGCGGCATTGCGCGCCGCGCTCTGAATCACGCTCATGCTGCGCAGGCCGTTGAACCCGAACCCAGGGAAGTGCAAGACGTCGTCCTGGTCGGCGCCCCACGTGCGCATTCCGTCCTGGAAGTAGTACCTCAGGCGATCAGGGCCCTGGCGATCTGACGACTGGTCGCGCACGACATCAGTCGCGCCCCACGGCATCGGGATCAGTTCCTTGATCTGTCCGCTGCGACTGCGGCCGATGAACGTGAATGAGTCCCCGCGCAGTTGCGTATTGGCGCCGACGCCTTCCCAATGCGATGCGGCCGCGTAGCGGTCGGTGGGCTCCTCGTTCAGGAGATACCACAGGTCATTCGGCGCAACTGCCTCCCGGCCCTTGCCGTCCGGCCGAAGCCTGTAGATATGAATGGGCAGCGTCGCAATTGCGCTGGAGATCAGTGTGACCGCGCGAAAGACTGCCGACACGCGCATCGCACTCTCCGGCGTCACGCTCATGCCGGCGGCCGAGCGCGACGTGCCGAACAGCTCGAGCACGGCCGGGTCGGAGCTCAAGATGACCTGGCTGTCGGCGGCCTTGTTGCTAACTGGCGCCATGCGTTCTGCAGCGCCAGGGCGCGAGGCGGCCCATTCGGCCAGCACGCGCGAACCGTGCGCCCTGGCCTGCAGGTCGAAGGTGGTTGTCATAGGGATACAAATCCTTGTTCGATCTCGTCGTCTTCGCCGCTGATCGCCAGGGCCCGACCGAAAGCAATCAGCATGGCAATAGCGCCGTCGATCTTGTCGTCGTCCCGGTTCTTGGTGGGACTCATGAGCTCGTTGAACTTGCTTTTCAGCACCACGAGGTTGCTGACCATCCATGTCATTGCCGGGTTGCCGTCGTGCCGCAACTTGCCCGAAAGCACCAGCGTCTCCACCTGGATGAGAACCTGCGTGAAGAACATCGCTTTCTGCTGGATCTCCACCATCGGCAAGCCGGCGGCGACCAGCGTGCCAGCGAAGTACATCGACAGTGCCGGGTCGTAGCCGATCTCCTGCATGTCGTGCCGCTGACAGTCCTCTTTGAGGTCGGCCGCGATGACATCGAAGTCGGTGAGGTTCCCCTCGTTGACCTTGATATGCCCGTCCGCCACCCAACCAGGCAGCTGCGCATTGGGACTCTCCTGTACCGCGTGATCGTTGTAGTACAGACGTGTGCACACGTTCCACACCCCGTCGCGCTCGAACACTTTCACCTTTGCCGCGAAGTCGGTCTTCTGTGCCAGGTCGAGGCCGCCGTACCCTTCCGCACCATCAAACTGCTCGTCGCGCAGCGAGGTGTCCGCGCATTTCGCCCAGGCCTCCATGTCCATCCAGGCACTGCCCGCGTTCGTCCACACGTTCAGGTGCTTGGTCAGGAAGTTGCCGCGCGCACTAGGCGTGGCCTTGGCCTTCTGGCAAGCGGCCAGCAACTTGTCGAGCTTGGCGCTGACGCCCAGGTTCGGGTTTGCCTTGCGCCATACCTTCGGGTCTTCCCAGTCGTCGCCTTCGTCGATGGTGAAGATGATCCCGAACCACGTCTCGTCGACGTGCGTCCCCTCGAGCACCTTGATGGTGTAGCCGCGCAGCTCGTAGCAAATGCCGGACATGTCCTTGCCGGCCGTCGTGATGGCGCTGATCAACGGCTGCGACCGCGAGCCGTCGGCAGACTCGATCACGTCCCAGAGGTCACGCTTCTTGTGCGCGTGCACCTCGTCGACCGCCGCGGAGTGGACGTTCAGACCGTCCTGCGTCGACGCCTCTGCGTTCAGGACCTTGAACGTGCTGGCGTTGTGCGCTGCCGTGATGTCATGGCGGCCGACCGTGACGCCGAAGCGCTGGCGGAATGCCGTGTCGCGCAGCACCATCTCGCGTGCAGTGTCAAACACTTCGCGCGCCTGCTCGCCCGTCGTCGCGGCGCTGTAGGCCTGCGCGCCCGGCTCGTTGTCTGCAAAGCACAGATACAGCTGACGGCCGGCAACGCGGGTGCTCTTCGCGTTCTTGCGCGCGATCTCTTCGTAGCTGCGACGGAAGCGGCGCAGGCCGGTGTCGACATGCACCCAGGCGAAGAGGTTGAACTCGATGAAGACCTGCCAGTCCTCGAGCACGATCTTCGCGTAGGTGATCTGTCCGTCGACATAGATCGGCTTGGCCCATTCGCCCTTGATGTGGCACAGCAGCTCGAGGAACTGGCACTCGCGCGAGCCTGCCCGCTCGTTCACGACGTACGGAAAGTCAGGCGTGCCCTGGCGGTCCAGGTCGCGCAGGTAGCGCTTGCAGGCGAGCCGCTCGTACTTGCCCGCGATCTCGTCGCCGGCGACCACGCGCTGCGCGTAAGCGAGCGCGCGTTCCGCGTAGCTGGCCATCAATCGAAGTCGGCAAAGCTGGCAGGCTTCGCGCTCGTGTCCTTCTTCGGTGCCGTCTCGCCGCCATCACCTTCGAATAGCTTGAGCTGGGCGCGGATCGCGGTGGTCACGTTGGCCTGCTCGGCAGGGCTGAGCCCGAACTTGGCGAGCAGCGAATACATCATCTGCCGCTCGCTCTTCAGGATCTGATATCGCGGGTGCTGCACCGGCATGCCGCCGGGCGTGACCGCCTCGAACGCTTCGGCCGGGTCCTTGCCTTGGCTGATCAGGAGCTGCTGGCGCTTGCGCAGCGAGTGGCGCAGTTCCTTCACATCCGTGACGCTCTCGCACAGATCCTCGAAGAGATCGCTGTAGACCACGGACATGAGGTTGTACCGAAGCAGCTCGGCGCCGAGCCGCTTCCACACCTTGCGCGCGCCGGTACTCAGGCCTTTCGGCACGGGCGGCATGCCGACCTCTGGCCGGAACGTCGCTTCCAGGTTCAGCGGACGATGGCCGCGATTGCCCTCGAGCAATTTCAGCTCGGCCGGCTTCGCTGCTGGACCACGCGCACCCATGTTGAGACTCCTCGAAGACCGCGCGCAGGCCGGGGCGGGACACCCCCCCTCCCCCCGAAACCTGCGTGCGCAAAAAAAAGGTTGAGCGTTCGGTTTCCGCCGATTCGCCCCAAAGTTCGCCCCCCCCCGCCCCCTCGGCCTCCTCGGCCGCACCGGGGTGGTGCACCTCACCAGAGGGCCCTGCGACGCCCCCTGATGGCCTCGGCGAGCGACTTCGCCTCGTGGTGCTGGTCACACAGGCCCTGCTCGTTCGTGGGGTCGTCAAGGCCGCCCTCGGCCAAAGGCACGACGTGGTCACGCTGTGTCGCCAGCTCAACGAGGCCGAGCTTCCGACACTCGGCACAGATCGGGTCACGCGCGAACAGCGCCGCGCGCATCGCCTGTAGCCTGCGACCAGTGATCCGCTTCGTTGCCTGTTTGCCGGCCGGCTTCAACCACGCCTTGCGCGGATGCTTGGGACATCGCCCGCTGCCATCTCGGACCAGCACGCTACAGCCTGGATGGGAGCACGGACGTGGTGCTGCAGTTGGCATGCGTTTTCCCAAAAAAAACCCACCTCAGCAGGCTGGGCGGGTTTTGGAGATTCTCAAATTTGCACGTCAGGCGCTAGGCTTGCTTCCCACCGCTGCCCGCAGGAACCAGCTTTGCGAGTTGAGTTACGAGTTTGGCCAGCGCATTGACATCGACCTCGTCGGCTGTCGCGACTTTAGCTTCCACACGACTCTTGCTCGTTAGGAGCGAATTCGCGAATGCCGCTCTGGCAGCCGAATCAGTAAGCGCCCACGCAAGCTCAATCGAAACCCTCTGCGTTGCCGCATCATTCAGTTGTTCCTGATAGAACCGAATCTCGTCCAGAGTTGATCGATATAGCCTGAGAAAGAAGAACGAAAAGACTTCGATAAAAACTACCAACGTCAGGCGAGGAACATAGTGAGAGAGAACGTCGACGATCGAATCAAACTTTCGATCGCTTGTGAAGACCATGTAGACCAAGGCAGCAACCGCGAACAGCGTAGTGAAAACCCCAATAGTGAGGTTGATGTTGCCGCGCAATCCGAGAGAGTCGATTTCAAGCCGCAGGCGATTTTCCAGCGAGACGTATACGTTTCTCACTGCGCTCAGTCGAGTCGCGTCCAGAGCCTCGCTCGAATACTTCGCCTGAAGTTTTTCAAGAATTGACTCTTGCACAGACGGGAGAAGAAGGTCGGCGATCCCGCTTACGTCCGTAGTCTTGTCCTGGAACACCTTCCCACGTAGTTCGAGAATTTCGTTCTTCAAACTCTTGATTGTGGATTGGGTTGTTTCCCCCGTATACAAGCTGACGCCAACCACGCCAAACTGAATCCCACTCAGCACCGCATCTGCCAAAGCGGGGCGTAGGTAGATAAGCATCGAAAACGCGCTACCAACGGCAATTGCGACCCCTCCCAGCAGGATCAAAAATGTGGAGGGTAGCGGCTTCTTTCCTACAACGTCCCCGGGACCGCTGTAGAAGCCGTCAAGGCCCCCGAGAAGTACTCCGATGCTAAGAGCAGCAACTCCCAGCACAATCGTCGCAAGGGCGATACTCCTGTGCCGCCGCCGCCGCCGCTCAGGGGAGTCGGTATCTACAACAATGCTCAAGCTGTCCTCCTCGTGTTTGGAGGGCGATTGTCATTCAAGTACATGCCGCGGCCACAAGCACATCAAATTCTTATCGCCTTTCGGTGGGTCGAAGCACTCGGTATTTCGAAGTGAAGTACTGAATTTTCGTTGGGTCGCCTGTCACACAGAATTGCTGAAATCTACCAAAAGTGTCTATGTCGTAAAACTCTTTTTGATGGCGTCGCGCGCCGCTGCCTGCTTTTCGGCACGCTCGGCGAACCATGCGGACAGCAGTCGATCAGCCACATCAAGCAGCGCGTGCACGTTCGCGCGTTCACATTCCATCCGCCTGCATGTCCCAGTCACGCCCAGGCCGAACGGGTACATGCAGTACAGCACGGCGTAAACGGCCGGGCGCGTGGCCTTCAGCGCCTCGACACCTTCATGCGTGACAGACGCTTCGATCTCGTCGACCGGAATCTTCGCCTCACGCTCGGAGCCTGGCGCATCGTTGAGGAACGACGACTGCGACGCGAAGCCCAGCCCGTTGCCCGCCATCTGGCACCGCCACCGCGCCCAGTTGTCAAGGCGCGTCTTGACCCATTCAATGCGCGCCATCGGTTTCCTTCGGCTTCGCCGGCTTGCCCCACATGCAGACGAACGACATGCCGTATCGCTCCACCAGGTTCGCGACGTCCGTAGCCAACTCCACATGCCAGTACGTGCCGACCTTGATGTCGTTCTCGCAGGCATAGAAGCAGCCGAGCTCACCTCGAGCGCCTTGCCGAACCAGACGGTAGGTGTCCTCAACCTCTGCCGCCCTTGCCTTGATGGCCGCATAGGTCTTAGGCATCCGCGCCCTGATCAGCGCGATCTGCTGATCGGCCTGGTCCGCCACCTTGTTTGCTGTCTCAGTGTCCATACTGTCCAAGACTTTCTATAGAGAGAACGGGAGATCGGAGGCTTGCGCGCGTGGGCGTGCACACGTATGCACGCCCGCCTCCGCTCGCCCGCCCGCCTTGATGAATCACGATGGACAATGCAGCAGCTTCAACCCCAAAAAACAGGGAAGAACATAGCTACAGCGCTCCACTGGATCGCGTGGCCACCGTGGACACTTGGACACTCAGGTCATAGGCGCGTGCGTCGACTTCCCCGCTACCGCACCACAGTGAGGACGCTCGGTCCCCAGCCCTTCGGGCGCACCGCTGCCAATCTTGCGTCTGGCGGTGTCTGTGTCACGGCGCGTTTGTTGCGCCCCGACCTTTCGAAGGTCAGAAAGGCGCATCGTCGGCGTCTCCATGGTATGGCTCGGTCGGAGCCGGCGGCAGGGCCGGGGTAGGCACAACGCCACCGCCCGACTCTTCGTCGTCCTCGTCGTCGGAGCCGATAGGCGGCCAGTCTTTCGGTCGTTCGTAGCCCCAGGCCCGAACACCGTTGATCTGCTTCTTCTTGCGCTCCCACCCTTGCTCCTCCATCCAGGACTTGATCTGTCCCTCGAGGGAGGCGCTGCTCTTCGCTGCGTCGACACCGAGCGCCATCGTCAACTGCGACAGCGTCACGAACGGCACCAGGTTGTTCACCAGCGTGCCCAGCACCGTTGCGTTCGGCTCGCGCGTGAGCACGTGCAGCAGCTCGCTCATCACGGCGGTTTCGACCAGGCGGGTTTCCTGCATTGGCACGAACAGGCGGTTCTCGACCTCGACGTCGGGGAAGAACTGGGCAGCCTCTCCGCCCTGCAGGTAGACCTGGTACGCCTCGGCAAACAGCTCGTCGCGATGGCGCACCAGCCAATCGATGTCGATGCGATGGCGTACCGGGATTGGCCAGAAGCGCCGATTGCCCGTGCGGTCCCGCAGGTAGGTGCGCTCGTTCGTCGTGCCGACCATCACGCACTGACGATCGAACGATTCGACGATCCGCCCGTAGCTGGGCCGGTATCGGTCCGTCGTCGCGGAAATGAACGCCTTGATCAGGTTGATCTCGGACTTGCCGAAGTTCGCCAGCTCGGCCAACTCGTAGAGCCATAGGCCCTGGACCTGTTCCTGGCCTTCCTTGCCGCGGCCGATCTCGAAGTGGGTGTTGCCGAACCATGGAATCGTCGCGAGCGTCTTCACCATGGTGGTCTTGCGCAAACCGCCCTTGCCCTCGAGCACCGGGCAGTAGTCGAACTGGCAACCCGGATCCATCACCCGATTGACCATGCCCAGCAGCCAGTAGCGACCGACGAGGCTCAGGTACTCGAACAGCGCCGGCTTCAAGGTCGACGGCGACTCGCCAATGATGATCAGCAGCCACTTGTCCAGCAGGCCGCGCCCGCGTGGCTCCGGCAGCGCCTCGAGGTACTCCCGCACCGGATGGAACTGGTTCTCGTGGGCGATGGTCTCGATTGCCTCCGACAGCGCCGCCCTGTTGATGCTGGGCAACCCGTAGGTGAGACTGAGATAGCGGCCGAGCAGCAGATCCACCGCGCCCGTGATCGGCCCGGCCTTGCCGTACTGCCAGGGCCATCGTCGCTTTGCCTCAATGTTGTTGCTCAACAGGTTGAGGCCCAGCAGATCCTTCAAATTCTCGTCGTGCGTCAGCGCTGTGATGACCAGCTTGCGCGACACCAGCCAGCGGCCCTTTTCGCCGTCCCAGTACGGGCGCAGCCACCATGGCATCTTGCCGCTGTCATCACCGTCCCCAGCGTCAGCGGGACCTTCGCGCGAATTTTTTCCAGCGCCTCCACCGCCGCCGGCTGCAGCGGCCTCGGGCGCCGGCGCGTCAGGCTCGGCCTTCGCCGGCGCGGGCAAAGGCTGCGCCTGGCCGAAGAACGCAAGCACGCGATCGAAGTCCCAGCCGTCCGTCTCGATCGCATCGCGGCAGTCCCAGCCATCCGCGACCGCGCCAGGCTCGGGAATGGGCAGCAGCGAGACCGTGCAGGCGTGCGTATCGCGCAGCAACGCACCGACGCCCAGCATCGCCTTCATGCCCGTCTGCTTCTCGGCCGGCAGAATGGGCTTGGCCGCCTGCGCCGCATCGAGCGCCTCTTTGTTGTCGCCGATCGCCTTCTTCTCGGCGTTCGTCAGCGACACCCGCTTGCCGTCGCAGTCGGGCCAGAGCAGCACCGTGCTGCCCGCGAGCCATTCCCACAGCGCCTTCTTCCAGCTGTTGCTGCCGCCCGGCCAGCTGACCACGCAATACACGTTCGGAGCCCTGGCATCGAGCAGTTGCTGCAGCACCTCGGCTTTCAGCTCGCCCTCCACCACGATCACTGTACGCCCGCCAGGATGACTGCCGCCCGGGTAGTACAGCGGCCGGGGGTCCGTCCACATCTTCCAGTACCACTGCGCCCCGCCGTCCCGCGCGCTCACGCACCAGGTGTAGGGCAGCGTCAGCTTGTCGCCCCCACTGCGCCTGAACCGTATGACGTAGCCGAGCAGTTGGCCGCCCACCGAGTAAGCGGCCTTGTGGACGATCGCGTCCGGCTGGTAGTGCTTGTGCCTGAACGTCGGCGCCAGCGCCCAGTCCGGGACGGGCATCTGCGCCTCCCAGCTATCGGGCTCTGCGCCCGACTGGCTCGCCGGCGGTGGAGGTGGCGGAGGCGGCGGCGCGGGCGGCAGACTGTCTGGCCGTGGCTTGACCACGTTGGCCTCGCGCTCCAGGCCGTACCGGTGCGCCAGGTCGACGGCGGCCTGCCCGTTGTTCATGCCATGGATCGCCGCGTACAGGCTCACCAGGTCGTTGCCGCGATGCTCGCCGCCGAAGTCGGCCCACTTGCCGATTCGCTCACCCTCGATCGAAACCTTCAGGCTGGCCGTTTTCTCGTGGCGCCATACGCTGTGACAGACCCACTCGTGGCCGTCTTTCTTGCCGTCGTGCAGCCACTCCTGCATCAGCGACACGATGCGGCCGAGCAGAGCCTTGTTCAGCCCCGCGAAGTCGATTGGCGGACTGTCTTTCGAGTTGTCAGCCATCGATCAGATCACTGCCCGCGACCATGAGGCGAACGCATCGCGCAACGGGCAGCCGGCGCCCACGGCCTGCTTCAATCGCTTGGGTGGACAGTACTCGGCAACGGGCCGATTGCAATAGTCGACCTTCCGCCAACGCACGGGAACCAGGTCGCCGGCGCGGCGCATGTTGTCAACGGTGCGCCGCGCCGCCACATAGCCGACCTGGGCGTAATGCGCCAGCTCGAGCATGGTCGGGGAGCGCTCAGGGGTCGTCAGCGCCAGGGCTGCGTCGAACAGTGCCTGGCGTACCTCTCCGGCCGGCCTCATTGCCCGGCCCTCTGCTTCCCGGCCTTGTTCAGCGCGACGAACGCGCGGCGCATCTGGCGCAGGTGCGCGAACACATCACCCATGACACGGTCGAACTGCTTCAACTCGTTGTCTGTGACGACGTGGTCCTTGAGATCCTTGCAGGCCTCGTGAATGAGCGCATGGACCGACTCGGACGTGGTGGCCACCGTCAGCAATGCATCGGTTAGCGGCACGTCGGGCATGGTGGGCAGCGGGATCAGCCTGCAATTCAGCGCCGCCGCTACGACCTCGGCATATGCGAGCGCGTCGGGCGTCTCCAGATCCAAGCACATGACCGACAGCTCGAGCGCATCGATCGCGCCCCACTTGAACCCGGGCGCACCTCGCAGCTCCTTCTCGAGCGTCGACTCGGATTTGCCGAGACGAGGGGCGCAGGACTCGGCGCCTCCCGGGTAGTTGCGGACCTGTCGCCGCGATGCGTCAAGAAGATTCATATCCGTCCGAGAGAAAAAACGCCATAGGCGAGCCGGGCCGAAGTTCAGAGACTTCGGCCATGAAGCAAACGCGAACACCTCCAGGCATCTCAGGCCATCTCTTCCGCGTGGCGGGGAAGGTCTGCCCAAACCTCCCAGTAATCGCGAGGTCGGAGCCGCTGACGCGTGACCGTGGGAAATCGGGTTTCCAGACGCATGCAGTACCGCCAGGGGACGCCGCTCTTTCGCGTCTTCCAGTTCCCGATCGCGCCTACCGTGACGCCCAGCCAGTCAGCAAGGGCTGCACGCCCACCGGCAAGCCGACAGGCTTCGTCGATAGGGTGCTCGTCGAGTTCCGGCTCGTTCGTGTTGCTCATCTCACGAAGATAACACACGACGTGTTGATCTTCAAACACCACGTGTTGACACATAACGTGTTGAATGCCGGCTAATGGAAAGAACAGTCGGCGAGCGCATACGAATCGCACGAGAGCAGCGGGGCATGTCCCAGGCTGACCTCGCGGCGCGTGCCGGCTTTAAAACACAGTCGGCCATCGGCAACCTTGAGAACCGGGCCACGGGACGCGGCGGATTCAATTTGCCGAAGATTGCCAGCGTCCTCGGTGTGCCCCTGGAATGGCTGCTCGAAGGACCGGATGTCCCGAACACCGTCCCTTTTCTTGAATCCTCGGAGAAGAACTTGCCTTCGGCGCCACAAGCGCCGGCACGGACGGGCGCGGATCACGATCGCGCTATTGAGTTACTGCAGCGTCTTCCCTCCAAGGCAATGAAGGAAGCCATCGTGTTTCTCGAGTACCTTGCGGCAAAGCACAACACCCCCTCCTCCCACGGCGCGGATCATCCAGTTCCCGCGCCAGCTCGCAAGGCAGCCTGACCTTTGGAATTCCGAAGATCTCCCCCTAAGCTAGCACTCCCAAGACCATGCGAATTCAAGGCTTTGCTGTAGCGATATCCACTTTGGCGCTCTGTGCAGCGTGCCAGGCAGCCACGCCTAGCGAAGTTGCAGCGACGGCCATCAAGGAAGCCAAGCTCACCAACGTTGAGCGCGTGGAAGTGTCTGATGCTGCGAGCAACAAATACACGTTCTTCATCTGGTACCAGCCCAACAAGGGATCCGTCAGCAAGGCGAAGGCAGATACGACGCGCCTTGTGCGATCGACACTCGCCCTTCTTGTTGCCAGCGGCGCAAAGCCCAGCGAAGACTGGACTCGCGTCAACGCGCATGCTGCCGAAGGAGTGACGGGCGAAACGGGCAAGAAGATGGCCGTCGATTACGGCAGCTCACGCTACAACTTTGCGCTTGATCGCATCGACTACGAAGCTCCAAAGCGCTGATTCACTCAAGCTTCGACCAAACACACGACGTGTTGACATGAAATAACACGTCATGTGATACTGCCGGCCAACACATTACGTGGAGGCCGAAATGGTCATTGCCTTTCCTGCCGCAGCGGCGGCACCCCAGCCGATCGGCGCACTGCTCGCCAGATGCATCGGCTTCCTCGAAGGCTTCGAGGACGACCCCGCGCAGTGCGTCGCGCCCCTGCTCGGCCAACTGCGGGCCGCCCAGCAGAGCGACCTGATCGCACTGCCCGCACCGCCGAAGTCCGAACTGCGGACGACGCCCAACAGCACGTACACGTACATGGGGACGCTGCGGGACGGCGGCTTCTCCTTTCACAAGTGCTACGACCGCCATACGTGGCTCTGGCAGGTGATCCGGTGCGACCAGTCCGGCCGCCTCTGGGAAAGCGTCGGCTGGGCCGTCGTCGATGACTTCGGCAACCTGGTTGAGGTGCCGGAGTGAAAGCCGCTCTGCACCTCGGCCTTTGCGCCCTGCTCTTCCTGCTGTTCGTGCTCCTCCCGTCGATCGCGTACACGTTCGGAGGCCCGCAATGAAGCCCGACCTGTCGCGATCGGACTTCGACGCGCTGCAGCAGCAGAGCGAGCGCCTCACTCGCTCGACGCGCGTTCTCTACGGCCTCGAGCCGCGAGAAGACGTGCCGTCCACGCCGTTCGACTGGCTGTCCGACCTCGCCGTCCGCGCCTTCGAAATCTTCGCCATCGCGGCCGTGCTCGTCCTGGTCGTCGCACTGATGTTCTCGCGCGGAGGGCCCACCCCATGAACGCGACCGCCGTGCAGACGTCTGCACACGACGCCGAGCCCGACATGTTCGGCATGGATCTCGCCCATGGCGTCGACCTATCCGCCGGGGCGATCGTCCTCCAGGGCGTGCTGGTGCAAGACGCCGAAGTCCGTACCCAACTGGTCGGCCTGGACTCGCATCCCCGGCCCGTGCTGTGGCTCGAGATCCGGCCCGCGAGCCGCTTGCACCGCACGGTGCACGCCGAGCAGATCTACACCGAGGCCACCCGCAAGGAGGCCGAGCGCATCGCCGCGACCCTAAAAAGGGGCGCGCGGGTCACCGTCACCACGCCGCTGGCGGACATGCGGACGATCTTTCCGCACGTCCAGGCCGTGGCGCTTCTTCCCTCCACCAGGTAGAGCCGCATGCCTTCCATCACCATCACCCTCATCGATCGCGGCCAAGGCAAGGTCAGCGTGCACACCGATGCTGTGCGCCCACACATTGGCGCCAGCGTGACTCAGGCGCAGGGCCTCGCCATGGAACTCCTCGGCACGTCCTACAAGCGCGGCGCCGAGGTCATCTACAGCACGGACCCCGCGCCCGCCGTTGCCCTACTGCGCGAGCTGCTGTCGCCCGAAGGCTTCGGATTCGCGGTAACCGCCGAAGTGCGCGACCGGGCTCGTGAAGTGCTGGGCATGCCGCGCGTCGAAACGCTCATGCGTCGCGGGAGCGTGCGGTGAACGACCGCTACGCAACCACGCGCATGCCCTACGCCAGGGCGACAGGGGCGCCGCCCGTCATGGCCGGCACCTACGCATGCCCCGAACTCGGCCGCACGTGCACCCGCCCGGGCGCCTACGACGCGATGGCCCTGCCCAGCCTGCAGAACGGCCGCCAAAAGCACCCCGCCGGCCACGCGGCTACCACCAACCCCGAGCCGCCTCGGCTCACCGATGCGGCCTGAGCCGCGGAGATCTCCATGTCAATGACAGAGTTTGCATCCGACACCGGCGCAGCGATCGCCGACACCCCGTCGACCGACGAGCCTCAATTCGCCATGCTCGAGCTGGCGATGGTTGTCGCCAGCCGCACCAACCCCCGCAAGCATTTCGACCAGGCGAAGCTCAACGAGCTGGCCGAGGGCATAAAGGCGAGCGGCGTGCACCAGCCCGTGCTGGTGCGGCCACTGCCGGCCGATCGGCTGCAGGAGACCTTTGCCGACCGTCGCAAGGGTTCGCCCCTCCCCTCCCACGAGATCGTCGCCGGCGAGCGCCGCTACCGGGCCAGCAAACTTGCGGGAGCGTCCACTATTCCGGCCATGATCCGCCGGCTCACTGATGACCAGGTGCGCGAGATCCAGCTCATCGAGAACCTGCAGCGCGAAGACCTCACTGCGCTCGAGGAAGCCGAGGGCTTTCACGACCTCATGGAACACAGCCACCTGTCTGCCGAAGAAGTGGGCGCAAAGGTCAAGAAAAGCAAGGCTTACGTATACGCCCGCATCAAGCTGCGCGACCTCACGCAGGAGCCGAGGGATGCGCTCGAGAGCGGCAAGATCGATCCGAGCATTGCGCTCCCCATCGCGCGGATCCCCGACGCCAAGCTGCAGAAGAAGGCGCTGGCCGAGGCATTGAAGCGGGACTACAAGGATGAGCCTGTTCACTCGGTGCGCAGCTTCGAGACGTGGCTCCGTGAGAACGTCATGCTGGACCTGGCCAAGGCAACGTTCAACATCAAGGACGAGACGCTGCACGCTACTGCCGGCAGCTGCAAGACGTGCCCGAAGCGCACAGGCGCAAACCCCGATCTATTCGCCGACGTGAAGGGTGCAGACATCTGCACAGACCCGCGCTGCTTTGAGGCAAAGGCAGAAGTGCATCGGGGGCGCCTGGTTGCGAAGGCCGAAGCCAAGGGCTACACCGTCATCGAAGGCAAGGCGGCAAAGGAGATCGTCGGCCAGTACGGCTACCAGCCACTGAAGGGCTACAGCCGGCTGGACCAAAAGCGCACCGACATCGACGAGAGCGGGCCCTCGTTGCGCAAGTTGCTGGGCTCCGACGCCCCGTCGCCCGTGCTGATCGAGAACCCATACACGAAGGAGCTGATCGAGGCGGTGCCGACAGCCGAGGCAGAGGCGGTTCTGGTCGCGAAGGGGGCGATCGCAAAGGAAGAGACGCAGACCGCCGCGAAGCTCGAGGCGCAGATTGAAGCACTCAAGGATCGGGCGAAGATCGACAGCCAGAAGGCGGGCCGCCGAGCGATGTTCGAGGTCATCAAGGAGGCGGTGCGCGTTGAAGCCGATGACGCGGTTTCGGCCCTCATCACGGCCGACCTGGTGCGCACATGGCTTGTCCGCCAGGTCGAAGACTTCGATGCCGGCGAGACGCTGGTCCAGGTTCTGAACCTGGAGGTCGAAGGCGACGACTACAACGCGACCAACGATGCTGCGACCGCCGCTCTGCAGCGGGCGAGCGATGCCAATGTGTGGCGAGCCCTGGTTCTCTTCATGGCCGCGGACGAACGGGATTACTTTCCGTACGGTCGGCGTTCCAACGAAGCAGATACGCCCGCGCTGAACGCGATCGCCGCCGTCGCCGGCCTGGACCTAGACGGGCCACGCGAGAAAGCCATCGCCGAACGCAAACTGCAGCTGCGCAACGATATTGCCCAGCTCAAGGCGAAGTCGGCGCCGAAGGCCGAGTCGGACCGCGCCAAGAAGCAGAAGGCAAAAAAATCGACCGCTCCGCCTGCGGCGCAAGCTCTACGCGCCGGGAAGCCATCCGCCGAGGTGGTCCAGGCGCAGATCGCCGAGAAGCTGCAGGCACTCGATGGCCAGGCGCCTGACGGCGCAGGGCTGGAGGGCGCGGCTGACGCCGCACGAGACCAGGTCCAGGCGCCTGACGGCGCAAACGAAGAGGTAGGCGCGGCACCTGCCGCGCCGGCCGCGCCCTCACCGATGATCGGTGACAAGGTTGAAGTCATCGACTCCAAGTACTCGCAGTTCGAGCTGCAGGGGTCGGTGACACGCCTCGAACGCAAAGACAAGGTGCGCATCGCGTTCGACAACGAGTCCGAGGCGGTACTGCCGGCGGCCGCACTGCGCGTCCTGGCCAAGGCACTATGGCCGTTCCCCACGGATTCGCATCGGTCGGAGCCGCAGAGCTCCTCGGCGCCAGCGGCGGCACCTGCTGACGCTCACGCGGGTGCACTGTGGCCGTTTCCCACGGAGGCGAAAGCAGCCGCCAAGCCGCCTCTCTCTGCCGGCGACCGGGTGAAGGTTCGCGGCGCACTCGGCGGCTATGCGGCCGAGTACCACGACAAGGAAGGCACCCTCAAGGCACCGGTCGACGGCACGACAAAATGGGTCGTCAACTTCGCCAGGCCAAAGAAGGCGGCGAACCTCGTCGAGCTCGAGGCCGACGTGCTGGAGGTGCTGGCATGAAGGCGGCGCACTCCGTTGTCCAACTCCGCGCGTTGGTCGAAGCTGTCCGCGTGTTTCGCAACGAGCCCGCGCTCGCCAGGCTTGGCGGGCTCCGTGGCGCGCCGGGCTACATCGGACTCTGCCAAGCATGGGACGACGCCCGCGATTGGCTCGAAGACGTCCCGCAAACATTCCCCCATGCTTGTGGCACCGAACTGGCGGCCTCCGAGCGCGACGAACTGCAGCGCCTGCGTGCGCTCATCAACACGCCGCACACGGCTGACTGGATGCGCGCGACCGAGCTCGAGGCGGCCCACCAGGTTGAGCGCTGGTCGACTAACCACGATGCCGGCAAGCAGCCCGAGGATTGGTTCTGGCTGCTGGGCTACCTGAGTGGCAAGGCGCTTGCGTCGTTCCGGACCGGGGATCGGGAGAAAGGCCTGCATCACATCGTGAGCAGCAGCGCGGCCCTGCTGAATTGGCACCGGAACTTGACCGGCAAAAGCACGGCCATGCGGCCGGGCATCGATGCCGCATCGCTCGAGCGGGAAGCAACGGGCGCCACACTGGAGCAACAGCCGTGACCGAGGAACCGAAGTCCATCGCGGCAGGCATCGTGATCGTCCTGGTTGCCTGCCTCTTCTACTGGGTGGCGCGATGAATACCGCCCAGATCTGCGCCACCGTCGCAACACTGCAGGCCGCCGCCCGCGCGCTGCGCGAAGGCGTGGCCACCGAACACGAATGGTCGACCGTGGCCCGTGCGATCTGCTGGGCCCAGTCGCTCGAGCGGCGCGGCATCGTGCGCGGCCTGACCGAGCACCTGCACAGCGCGGCCGTGGCCCTGCAGGAAATCGGCCGCCGCGCCATGGACGCCGGCGTCTGGAACGCGACGCCGCTGCACCTGCTCGAGCTGGACGTGATCTCGACGGCGATCGAGCTCCACGAACTGCAGCTGCAGGAACTCGGCATGCGCCTGGTCGATGTCGACCTGGCAGAGGGAGTCATGGCGTGAGCATCACCAGCGAAATACTTAACAAGGACGAGGTCGCTCAGATGCTCGATTGCGAGCCCTCTACTGTCGAAGAAAAGGCCAGATCTCACGAGTTGCCTGGCGTAAAAATCGGCCGAAGTTGGCTATTCCCGCGTCAAGCACTGATGCAGCGGTTGAATGAGATGGCACTTGCAAAGCCCGAACCCATTCAACCGCAGGGGCTCATCAAGCCCGCTTCTAAGCGGCGAGCGCCACCCTTGTTGCCACCACTTTAAGAAACGCAAGCCCTGCCCGATCCATCCTACGACAGCAGGGTGTTGCAGCGACATGCCCCGCTTGGCTGGTTACAGAGCGTGGCCAGCCTGTAAGGCTGAAACGTGTTCAAACCGTCCTCGTACCATTTCGTTGATCTGTCGCGTGGTGTTAGCAAACCCGAGGTGCGCGCGGATTTGCGAAATAGGCACAGATTCAGCCAGTCTCACGATGGCCGCATTCACAAATGAAGAAGGAACTGCCGATACGCCGTCGAAGGACAGTGTGACTGTTTCACCTTTTCGCACTCGCGGTGCAATCAGCTCAAAAATGACGTTTCCGTCGTCGTACGAAGAGCAACTCCGGACGTGATCAAGTACTCGAATTAGTTCCATGTGAAGTTCTCCGGCTCAACGTCGTCTAACCAATCTTGCAACCTACTCGTCTTTAGCACAATGCGGACAAGAGTTCCAGGGTACAAAAACGGCTTTGCGCGTGGGGTGAGGCGACTTGATCCCCCCACATGCGTCGCAGACACATTCGCCTTTCCAGAAACCAACCAAACGTTCCCACGGTCCTTTCCGGTGACACACCGGACCAAAACCGCCAAGCCAGCACCCCGATTATGGACGTTTGATTTGGTCGTAAAGCCCTCCTTACAGGCAAGAATCAACGCGTCACTATCGGACGCCTGGGGCTCCACAGTCCGCACCAAATCGGGGATTCCCCTCCCGAAATCAGAAATGGCTAGATGAAGCTCTCCCCGATCTGGATAGAACTGTGCGTGCGCACCGCCCGAATTCACTCCCGAGTGGTCCTTGATGTTGTGAAGGATCTCCTCGATGCAGGCGCGGATACTTGCCAGCGCCTCCTCAGGAACATCCAACTGCCGAGCAATCCACGGGACCAAGGTCGCGTGAAGAAAGCCGATGGCCTTGTCATTGGTCACAAGTGTGAGCGGGAACGTGTTACGCCTCGTCGCGGCAGTTGCCTTCAACGGCTTCCCGTTGTAGCGCGTGAAGAACCCGGAGTCATCGAGGTAGTCGATCGCGACGGACACCCTTCCCTGTTTGGTGCCAACCAATGAGCCACGAGTTCCGCATCGCCGCAAGTACTCGATGAAGTTGCTGAGCACCACGACACCAACCGGTTCAATGAACTCGAGTTTCGAGAAATCAATGTTAATGCGCGGCGAGCGAACCTTTCCCGTGTCCGTCAGGCCTTTGCTCAGAAAGCCATACATCGTGTCCATGCCAAAACGCACTGGCAACACCAGATGGAGGTCTTTTTTAGGTAGTAGTCGGCTTAGCACCACCCGACTGTATCAAAGTGCGACTGGGCATAAAGGCTGGAGTTACAACAGCCGATCAGCCAAGTCCTCGCCTCTCAGCGAAGCGTAGCGCAGCATCATCTTGGTGTCTTTCCAACCCATGATTTTGCAGATCTCAATCTCGTTGAAGATCCAACCGCGCTCCCCCTTGAGCAACACCCACCGGCAGCACGCCTCGTGTCGCAGGTCGTGCTCAGTGAAGTGCGGCACCATGGCGTAGTCGAATAGCGTTGAGAAACGCCACGAAAGACGGGCGGTGCACTTCTTCAGATCCTCTGCCGTCCCATCCCAGAACGGAAAGACCAGACCGGCGCGCCCTTTGCAGTGCTCCAGCATTCGAGCGCGGATCTCGCGCTTCAAGGGCACTGTGCGCGGCTTGGTGGCGCCATGGTGGCCTTTGCTGCCCTCGATCTTGAGCACGCCTCGTTCAGCGTCGACCTGGTCGACTCGGAGCCGATAGGCCTCTCGCAGCCTCAACCCAGTGTCGATGATCAGCGAGAACAGGAGCTCGAAGTTCGGGTCATTACCCCAGGGCCGCTCCTTGTCCGGCCGCTTGACGCCGGCGAGCGCGGCGCGCACGGCCGCCTCGTCATCGGCAGACATGCGGACGTCGCGCTCTTCGTCACGCACGGATCCGTCCGCATATTGGCTGTAGCCCCTCGGCAAGAGCGTCAGCACGTTCACAGCCGGTTGCTGGCCCTCTTTGGCCGTGCTGCGGTGATACCACGCGACCACCTTCGAAAGCGCGCCCACGCGCTTCCTGATCGATCCTGGCGTCATCTTCTTCTCGCGCGTCTTGTAGCCTTCGATCAGCTGATTGACCCACTGAAAGGTGATGCCAGACATGCGCAAGCCCGGAGTCTCCTTGGCCAGCAAGGCGAGAGTCGGCAGCTCGGTCGGCGCCACGCGCGTATTCGGATCCTTCTCATAGGCGCGCATCACCTCGATCAGCAACGGCGATGCAGGCCCGCTGACTTGCTTCGCCTCGAAAAGCTCGAGTGGGACGATGCCGCGTGCCAGCCATCCGTCAAGGATCGCCGCATAGTTGTTCGCCTCCACCTCGTCGTCAAACGTGTGGAAGAAAGGCTTCGGTAGGAGACGGTGCGTGACACGCAGCTGGTATTTGTTGCCGCGCTTCTGAACTGAGGACAAATCGGGCTCCGGTAGAGAGCGCGAATACTACTGGACTTGACGGATAAATTAATCCGTCACTAGTTCGCAAGGCGACTGAAACTGAGTAGCAACGAACCCCAAACCGACTGAATCGAAGCCGGAAACAAAAACGCCCCGGGGTTACCGAGGCGTCTAACTTGTTGATTCAACAAGGAAATTTGTGGAGGCGCGACCCGGAGTCGAACCGGGCTAGACGGATTTGCAATCCGTTGCATAACCGCTTTGCTATCGCGCCACGCAGAAAAACGAAATCGACCTAGCGAAAAAAAGGGAAGCTGGAGCTTCCCTTTTTCAAAACTGGAGCGGGAAAAGAGTCTCGAACTCTCGACCTCAACCTTGGCAAGGTTGCGCTCTACCAACTGAGCTATTCCCGCGTTTCGAGCCTCGAATTATATACCAATATTTCGGGGCTCCGAAAGTTTTGCGATCAATCGATCGATCAATGTTTGACGGAGCCCTCGGAAGCCGGTGCCGCCGCGCGCTGCTTGGCCAGTTCGGCCACTGCAGCAGCCGATGCGGCCACTTCTTCGTCGGACAGCGGCTCGGGCATCTTCTCCAGCGCGATCTCGAGCACCTTGTCGATCCACTTCACAGGCACGATCTCGAGGCCGTTCTTCACGTTCTCGGGAATGTCCTGCAGGTCCTTGGCGTTCTCTTCCGGGATCAGCACGGTCTTGATGCCGCCGCGCAACGCGGCCAGCAGCTTTTCCTTCAGGCCGCCGATGGCCGTCACCTCGCCGCGCAGCGTGATCTCGCCGGTCATCGCGACATCGCTGCGCACGGGGATGCCCGTGAGCGCCGACACGAAGGCCGTCGTCATTGCAGCGCCCGCGCTCGGGCCGTCCTTCGGCGTAGCGCCGTCGGGCACGTGGATGTGGATGTCGCGCTTCTCGAACACCTCGTCCTTGATGCCGAGGCGGCGCGAGCGGCTGCGCACCACGGTGCGCGCGGCCTCGACCGATTCCTTCATCACGTCGCCCAGCGAACCCGTGCGGCTGATCACGCCCTTGCCGGGCATGGTCACGGCCTCGATCGTCAGCAGGTCGCCGCCGACTTCGGTCCATGCAAGGCCGACCACCTGGCCGACCTGGTTCTGCTTCTCGGCGAGGCCGAAGCTGTACTTGCGCACGCCCAGGAACTCGTTGAGGTTCGCGCCGTCGACCGTGACCTTCGGCTTGAGCTGCTTGAGCAACAGGCCCTTCACCACCTTGCGGCAGATCTTGGACAGCTCGCGCTCGAGCGAACGCACACCCGCTTCACGCGTGTAGTAGCGCACGATGTCGCGCACGGCCTCTTCGGTGACGAAGAGTTCTTCGTCCTTCACGCCGTTGTTCTTCATCTGCTTGGGCAGCAGGTACTTGATCGCGATGTTGGTCTTCTCGTCCTCGGTGTAGCCCGAGAGGCGGATGACTTCCATGCGGTCCAGCAGCGCCGGCGGAATGTTCATCGAGTTCGAGGTGGCGACGAACATCACGTCGCTCAGGTCGAAGTCGACTTCCACGTAGTGGTCGCCGAAGGTGTGGTTCTGCTCCGGGTCGAGCACCTCGAGCAGCGCGCTCGACGGGTCGCCACGGAAGTCCGTGCCCAGCTTGTCGATCTCGTCGAGCAGGAACAGCGGATTGCGCGTGCCGATCTTGCTCAGCCCCTGCAGCACCTTGCCCGGCAGCGCGCCGATGTAGGTGCGGCGGTGGCCGCGGATCTCGGCTTCGTCGCGCATGCCGCCCAGCGCCATGCGGGTGTACTTGCGGCCGGTCGCCTTGGCGATCGACTGCCCGAGTGAGGTCTTGCCCACGCCCGGCGGGCCCACGAGGCACAGGATCGGCGCCTTGACCTTGTCCACGCGCTGCTGCACCGCGAGATATTCGAGGATACGGTCCTTGACCTTCTCCAGGCCGTAGTGGTCGGCGTTGAGCACGGCTTCGGCATTGGCCAGGTCGTGCTTGATCTTGGTCTTCTTGCTCCAGGGCAGGCCGATCAGCACGTCGATGTAGTTGCGCACCACGGTGGCTTCGGCCGACATGGGCGACATGAGCTTGAGCTTCTTGAGCTCGCCCTCGGCCTTCTTCAGGCCTTCCTTGGACATCTTGGCGAGCTTGATCTTCTTCTCGATCTCCTCGATGTCCGCGCCCTCTTCGCCTTCGCCGAGCTCCTTCTGGATGGCCTTGACCTGCTCGTTGAGGTAGAAGTCGCGCTGGTTCTTTTCCATCTGGCGCTTCACGCGCCCGCGGATCTTCTTGTCGACGTTCAGGATGTCGACTTCGCGCTCGAGCTGGCCGAACAGGTTTTCCAGGCGAGCCTTGACGTCGTCGAGGTCCAGCACGGCCTGCTTGTTGTCGAGCTTGAGCGGCAGGTGCGCGGCGATGGTGTCCGCCAGGCGGCCCGGATCGTCGATGCTGGAGATCGAGGTCAGGATCTCGGGCGGAATCTTCTTGTTCAGCTTGACGTACTGGTCGAACTGCTGCATCACCGCGCGGCGCAGCGCCTCGACCTCGGTGCCCTTCTCGCCGCCTTCGGGCGCCTCGACGGGCGTCACGTTGGCCGAGAAATGGGTTTCGCCGTCATCGATGCGGTTCACGCGGGCGCGCTGCTGGCCTTCTACCAGCACCTTGACCGTGCCGTCGGGCAGCTTGAGCATCTGCAGGATGGTCGAGACGCAACCCACCTCGAACATGTCCTCGACCGAGGGCTCGTCCTTGGCGGCGGCCTTCTGCGCCACCAGCATGATGCGGCGCTCCGCTTCCATGGCCAGTTCGAGCGCCTTGATGCTCTTGGGGCGACCCACGAACAGCGGGATCACCATGTGGGGAAACACCACGACGTCGCGCAGCGGCAGCAGCGGCAGGTCGAGGGCTTCGGGAGGCAGAGGGGTATGGCCAGACATGCAGATCCTTCGCGTCTTTGGCTTTAAGCCTTTTTCGCAGCTTCGCGGTACACGAGCAGCGGGGGCTTGTTTTCGTCGATGGTCGATTCCTCGACCACCACCTTGTCGACATTGGTCGCGTTCGGCAATTCGAACATGGTGTCGATCAGCGACTGTTCAAGGATCGAACGCAGGCCGCGCGCACCGGTCTTGCGGGCCAGGGCCTTGCGAGCGATCGCCTTGAGCGCCGCCGGGCGGATTTCGAGGTCCACGCCTTCCATCTGCAGCAGCTTGGTGAACTGCTTCACCACGGCGTTCTTGGGCTCGGTCAGGATCTGGACCAGCGCATCCTCGCTGAGTTCCGCAAGCGACGCGACCACGGGCATGCGGCCCACGAGTTCGGGGATCAGGCCGAACTTGATCAGGTCTTCGGGTTCGACTTCGCGGAACACCTCGGTGATGCTGCGCTGCTGCTTGCTCTTGACCGACGCGCCGAAGCCGATACCCGAGGCCTCGGTGCGGTTTTCGATGACCTTTTCCAGGCCGGCGAAGGCGCCGCCGCAGATGAACAGGATGTTGGTCGTGTCGATCTGCAGGAAGTCCTGGTTCGGGTGCTTGCGCCCGCCTTGCGGCGGCACGCTGGCCATGGTGCCTTCGATGAGCTTCAGCAGGGCCTGCTGCACGCCCTCGCCCGATACGTCGCGGGTGATCGAGGGGTTGTCGGACTTGCGCGAGATCTTGTCGATTTCGTCGATGTAGACGATGCCGCGCTGGGCGCGTTCGACTTCGTAGTTGCAGCTCTGCAGCAGCTTCTGGATGATGTTCTCGACGTCTTCGCCCACGTAGCCGGCTTCGGTCAGCGTAGTGGCGTCTGCCATCACGAAGGGCACGTCGAGCATGCGAGCCAGCGTTTGCGCCAGCAGCGTCTTGCCCGAGCCCGTGGGACCGATCAGCAGGAT